AAATGCCTCAGTTTGACCTGCGCGGGATCCACTGCGCGAAATATAACAACAATGACGGCGCCATCACCTACACGAACGTGCAGGAAGTCGGCGACGCCATGACCGCGACCCTCGAGATGCGCTTCGCAGAGGGCCGTCTCTATGCCGAGAGCACCCTCGCCGAGTTCATGCGGAAGGCCACCGGCGGCACGATCGCCCTGGGCGTGAAGTACATCAAGAACGCAGCCCAGCAGCTGATGTTCGGCAGCACCTCGAAGACCCGCAGCATCACCTCCGGCGGCTCCAGCCAGAACGTGAGCAGCCTTGTCCTGGGCGCAAAGAGCACTCCTGCCTATGTGGGCGTCAGCTTCTACGCGCCCGACATGATCGACGGCGTCGAGAAGTACACCTGCGTCTTCGCATCCAAGTGCCTCTTCGGCCCGCCCAGCATGACGCTGCAGACTGCCGGCGAGAATATCCAGTTCAACACCCCGACGACGTCCGGCGAGTTCCTGGCCAGCGACGCTGCCTCTCAGGACATGCTGGAGGTCGCCGTTTGTGACACGGAGGCCGCTGCCATCGCATGGTGTGCGGCGGTGCTCGCATGAGTCTGCGCCTGGAAGAGAAGCGGATCGACGTTGACGGCAAGACCTACGTCCTCCGCTGCAACATGGCCGTGCTGGACGCGGTAGAGACTGCATACGGCACTTTCCAGGCCGTCATGGATCTCCCGGTACGCGAGGGACAGGCGGCGATCCTGGCCGCCATGCTCAACGATTACGCCGAGGACATGGGCTGGGAGCAGGACTGGACGGCACGGAAGGTCAAAAAGAACTTCCCCTACGCCGCGCTCCTCGATCTGGACATCATGGGTCTGTTCTCGCGGGCCGTGGTGCCGGAGAGCCAGCGCAACGTCCAGGAGACGCCGACAGAGAAGACCGCGCCCGGCGACGACGCGGGAAACTGACAGGCCGGGCAGAGTCTTATGACTTTGCCCGGTATCTTGCTTTATGGATGGGCTGGCTGCACCAGGACGAGAAATCCTTCTGGAAAACGGCAAATCCTGCACGCCTCTGGAGCCTTTTGGATGCCCTCTATCGACCGGAAGGTCGAACGGGCGGCACAGAATCGCTCCAGACGGGCGAAAAACAGGCAAAAATGAGCCTGTCTGAGTACCTCACAGGAGGAGGCGGTTAAGATCGCATCAAGGACAGTATCTGCCCGCGTCGTAGTCGAGGGCGAGCAGAAATATAAACAGAGCATGCAGAGCCTCGCCGAGAGCAACAAAAGCCTCGGCGGATCCGCCGGGAAACTGGGCGACCAGATCAAGGACCTGAGCGGCAAGATGGGCATTACTCTGCCGGACGGCGCCACGAAGGCTCTCAACGGTCTGAACGGCTTCAGCGCCGGAACCGTCGCCGCCATGGGGGCGGCTGCAGCAGGTGTGGCCGCCATGATCAAGGTCTGCAAAGAGCTGCACGAGATCACGCTGCAAGCTGCTGCGGATGCGGACGAGCTGATCACAAAGAGCATGGTGACGGGCCTGAGCACCGAGACGCTGCAGCAATGGAAATACGCAGAGAATCTGATCGACGTCTCTGTGGAAACGATGACGGGCAGCCTGACGAAGCTGACGCGCGCCATGTACGATGCGCAGACCGGCAATGCCGCCGCGGCGGAGACCTTCCAGGCTCTGGGGATCTCCATCACAGACAGCAGCGGCCAGCTGCGGAGCGCGGAGGAAGTCTTTTACGAAGTGATCGATGCCCTGGGCGGTGTCGAGAGCCAGACCGAGCGCGACGCCATCGCGATGGAGATCATGGGCCGCAGTGCGCAGGACCTCAACCCGCTGATCCTGCAGGGCAGCGACGCCCTGCGGGAGCTGGCGGAGGAAGCCGAGGCCGCCGGCTACGTACTGGACGAGAGCCAGATCAAGAAGCTCGGCGAAGTGGACGACGCCTACCAGCACATGCAGCTGACGATTGACGCCACGAAGAACCAGCTCGCGGCAGAGTTTGCACCGGCCAGCAAGGCGGCAATGGAGACCTTCTCGAACGTCGTGCAAAAGGCAGGACAGACGCTGGTTGCCACGCATCTGATTGAGAATATCGGCGCAATTGTGCAGGGCGTGATGGGGATCGTCGATGCCGGGACAAAGTTTGCCAGCGCGATCCCCGACTGGATGAACCCGATCAATCAAGTCTCCGGCGCACTGCGCGGCCTGGGCGTGATCGCGGCCACGGTGGCAGACTCCATGAGCCTTGTGGCAAGCCTGATGACGCTGGACTTCCACGGTGCAGCCACTGCGCTGGGCTGGAACCTGCAAAAAGGCGAGATGAGCCACCTGCAGCAGCTTAAATACTCAGACCCCAAGTACGTGCACTATAACGCAGCCGGTGATGAGAACTGGCGCGGGGGGCTCACGTGGGTCGGCGAGGGCGGCCCGGAGCTGGTGGCGCTGCCCAGAGGCAGCCGAATCTACAATAACCAGGAGAGCGAGCAGATGAGTGTTGCCGCCACAGACACCAGCCGGATGGAGGCGCTGCTGGCGCGCAATGTGCAGCTGCTGGAACAGATCAGCGGCGAGTTTTCGGGCCTGCGGGTCAGGAGGAGGATGGCGTAAATGGCAACAGTAAGCCGCACTTTTGCCTGCATCGGCAGCGCAAAGATCGACTCCCAAAACCCAAGCACCAACTACCACGGGGCCACATCTTACCGCCTTGAGCCAATAACGGCCGGCCTCTGCCTCAAGTTCGAAGCATTCCCGCAGAGCCTGCGGCGGAACAAGGTGTATTCGGCAGTTGTGAGAGATTATTATTCCGCCTCGGGAAGTTCAGCTTACGGACACTATATGTTCACCGTCAACGTGGTGCCATGCGCTGACTTCAATGAAGCAACTGTTACCTATAGCAACAGCCCCCAGGCGTTGACCAATCGTATTGGTTCCACAACGTTTTCAAGCACCGGCAGCGGATTCAGCAACTTCCCAACCGACACGATCGGTACAAATGACAAAAACGCAAGCCTGGTCATTAAAAACTCATGTGTCATCCTCGATGGAGGCGCCGCTGCCGCGTCGACTTGCTATGTAACCCTCAACACAAGAACCGCCAGCAATAAGCCGACGCTGACGGTCCAGTATGATGACACCGCGAAGGTTGCCTATCAGCCGCAGGGCACGCAAAACACCTCCGGGTTTGTCAACCGGTACGAAGAGACCAGATTTGCCTGGAAGATTGTCAAAACCGGAGACGGCTACTGCGCCGCGGACCCTGTCGCACAGTCAGCGACGTTTCAATGGCGGGAGGATGGCGGCGCGTGGCAAAGCGCTGCGATCCCTGGTACGTATAGCGGCATAAGATTCCCGGCCGGAACCTTTACCGGGAAAACCCTCGAGTGGAAGGTCTCAATCGTCGATGATCTGGGCGATACGCTGACGTCTCCGACCTATACCGTCGACATGAGCGTCGGAGATCTGATTGCGTCGCCTTCGTCTCCGATCTCCGGCGCATTCGTGGATCCGCTGGAGTCTGCTCCCTTTATGTGGACAAGCCAGAATGCCCACAATATTCTCATTCAAACACGCGCAGATCTACAGTACAGCACAGACGGCTCGACCTGGACGACGCTGGGCACCGTGAACGGCGAGTCCCAGACTTATCCGGTGCCCGCGAACACATTCGGCACTGGGACGTATTACTGGCGCGTTCGGACTTACAACGCCGATAATGAGGCAGGTCCCTGGAGCGAGGCGGCGCAGTTCTCCACGGTCGATTCTCCCATGAGCGCGGCAGCCGTGCACCCGGTCGGAGATATCTGTGAAAACAATCTGCCGGTCGATTTCTCTTGGAGCTACTCAAGCGACACCGGCACAGAACCGACCAGATCAGACGTTCAATGGAGCACCGACGGCGCGACCTGGACGGACCTGACCACGACGGGAGCAAACGTGCTGACCTACACAGCCGCCGCCAACACTTTCCCATCCGGCACGATTTACTGGAGAGTCCGCAACTACAACCACAATAACGTGGCCGGAGCATGGTCTGCTGTCGTAACCTTTATCAGTTATGGCGCACCGCCGGTGCCTTCGGTCTCGGCCGATGCGGTGCCATACGCGACAATCCGCTGGCAGAGTTCAGGGCAGGAGGCATGGCGCGTCACGGTGGACGGGAAAACCTACGGGCCGAACTTTGGAACCGCGAAGAGCTTCACCCTCGACGAGCCGCTGGGAAACGGGCAGCACACGGCAAGCGTCGCGATCCAGGGCGCCTTCGGGCTGTGGTCAGAAGCTGGGCAGATCGTGTTTACTGTAGAAAACCAGCCAGGCGCAAGCATCCGCCTCAGCGGTGTTTTCTATGGCGACGCCGCTCTGAGCTGGGAAACGTCCGACGTGCCGGATGAGACCTACGTCTACCGCGACGGACAGAAGATCGCCAGGACCGCCGGAACAAGCTACACGGACCGGCTCGCGGTCGGTCTGCACAGCTGGTACGTGCTGGCGAAGCTGCCGGGAGGTTATTACACGAAGTCAAACACGGTCACAGGCGAGCTGCATGTCTGCCAGCCGAAGATCGCGAAGTTTCCGGCCGGGGAATGGGTGGAGCTGACCCTCAGCGAAAACGCCACCAGGACGCAGACGACAGCATACAGCCGCAGCGTGAGCCTGCGCCACATCGTCGGCGCGGTCTATCCGGTGCTTGAGGTCTCCGCCTTCTGCGACGAGTCGACCAGCTTTGACACCGCCTTCGCAGACGACGATGCAGCCAAAGCCTTCGAGGCGCTGCGCGGCGAGATCGTGATCCTCAAGACCTGCGACGGGATCATCGTCGGATGCCTTGCGCAGATCCAGCGCGTTCACCGCCAGTTCTACACCGGGTACACCTGGACGCTCCAGCGCATCCACTGGGAGGACTACATCGATGAAACGTGAGATCGAGATCCGGTACATCATCCGCCGCAACGGCGCGTACTTCGGCAGCCTGCAGCCCATCGGAGCGCCTCAGCTCCGCTGTGACGACAGCTCGGCGCTCAAGATGTCCCTGTCCGGAGACTTCGCGCCAAACGATCTGGCGGACTGGCTGCGCGACGAGATCCAGCCGGTGCTGATCCTCGATGGCGTGGAGTACCCGCTGGCGGTGCTTATGCCGGCAACCGTAACACCCAAGAAAACGGCCACGACCGCGTCGCTGCACATCGAGGCATACGACCGGTGCTGGCGTGTGCAGGACGTCACGACGGAGGACATCCTCCATCTGGCAGCGGGTGCAAACTATGTGCAGGAGATCCAGCGGCTGCTGGTCTCCTGTGGCATTGACACCGTGATGGCTACGCAGTCAGACGCTGTTTTCGAGGAGGACCGGGAGGACTGGGACATCGGCACCAGTTATCTCGAAATCGTTAACCAGCTGCTGGGAGAAATCAACTACAACCCCCTGTGGTTTAATCCGCAGGGCGCGGCCGTGCTGGAGCCGGTGACGGTTCCCAGCGCGTCCAGGCTCAAGCATGTGCTGGACGAGAGCGTCGTCGAGTCCATGCTGCTACCGCAGATCAGCCGGGAGACGGACATCTACCGCGCGCCCAACGTGTTTTTGTGTGTTTGCTCGAATCCTGACAAGAGCGGTCCGCTGATCTCCAAAGCGGAGAACACAAACCCGCAGAGCCCGCTTTCGATCCAGAGGCGCGGGCGGCGGATCATGAAGCGGATCCAGGTAAACAACATCGAAAGCCAGGACGCGCTGGACGCCTACGCCGCGCAGATCTGCAACGAGAGCATGATCGGCGGCGAGACCATCCGCGTGCAGACCGGACTCCTGCCCGGCTTCGGCGTGGCGGACGTCACCGCCCTCAAATATGAGGGCGTCGACACGCTCTGCGTCGAGAAGGCATGGTCGATGTCCCTGGAAGTGGGCGGGACCATGCAGCACACACTTCAGAGGGTGGTGATCAATATTGACCAGCTATAACGATGATCTGGACATCGACGTCCAGGGCGAGAACGCACAGGGCGTAAAACTGCTTCTTGCGACCATAGATGATTGCAACAGCTCCACAGGATCGACTTTGATATTTGATGGGACGGACACGCCGTCCGCAAAGCGTTACAAACGCGTCGGCAGTGCAACATTCTCGCCAGGAAACCGCGTGCTTGTAGCCAAAATCTCCGGGACTTATCTGGTCCTGGGCCGGATCTATTGATAGGAGGACAACAATGGCAGCAATTCAGAGAGCCGGAACATTCCCGGCCAAAATCAGGACGCCGCTGGCGCCTTCGGAGTATTCGCAGATCCGCGTGAGCTTCGCCCAGGGCCAGCGCATCGTCGTCGAGAAGACGACCGGCGACGCCGGGTTTACCGTGGGCGAAGACAGCGTCGAGTTTGTGCTGACGCAGGCGGAGACGCTGCAGTTTGCGCCTACCGCCGGTTCGCCCATGGGCACGATCAAGGGCCCGATGGCCTACATGCAGATCCGGTGCTATAAAAACACGACCGACGCGCCGGCGTCCTGCGTCTGGCCGCTTCCGGTCTATGACAGTCTGAATCTGGAGGTGATGGGCACATGAGCGACTGCTGCAACGAATTTGAGTTTTCCAGCCCCCAGGGCACGTTCTACATGGACGGCGGAATTCGCGGCAAGGACGGCGTGACCTTCTATCCGCACGTCTCCGCTGCCGGCATCCTCAGCTGGACGAACGACGGCGGCAAGCAAAATCCTGATCCGGTCAACATCAAGGGCGCGGACGGCATGAGCGCATATGCCGCAGCCCAGCAGGCGGGCTTCACCGGCACCGAGGCGCAGTTCAACGCATACCTCTCCGGGATCGGCACGCTGACCGAGGACGTCGATAACTTAAAGAGCGCTTTGTTTGCCGATGAATATATAATCAGTCTGGGAACTTTAGTGGTTAATGGCCAAATGAACCCGGAAACTGGTACTAATAAGGCTAATTCTGCCAAAACCACAAGAACGGCTTTTCTGCAATCAAGTATTCCGTTTATTTGTAGCTTAACAAACACAGATTATGAATATTGTTTGTGGACGTATACGTCTTCATCAAGCACAAATAAAAAAGATAATCCTACAAATGGCGTATATACTCAACTGCCGTGTATAGTTCTTCCAGCCGGTGGAACTAACAGATTCAGAATCGGCGTTAGAAGGGTAGACGGTGTAAATTTAACGACAGACGCAACTGACAGCACCAGCGACTTTTACAAGATAGCAAATGCTTTTAGTTTTACTAAACTACCATCAAATACCCTGTACAGTACAAATGATGCGACCGACAGAACCAACGAAATAAACTGTATGCTTAATACAGGCGAATGTAATTTGTCACCGGGCGTATTTTATGTTACGGGAATTAACATGCCTGATAATTCAGCGCTTAAAGGTAGCGGTAAACTAACGCAGTTGATTCTATCAAATAATAACGATTCAAATTGTATTACCCTTGGAAGTGGTTGCATTGTAAAAGATATTGACATATCCGGTAATGTGGCAGATTTCACGCCAAATTCAACTGTGCGCGGCAGAAACGGTATTGCTTTTATCGGAAACGGCGATAATACCATAAGTAAAGGCATAATTGAAAATTGCTTTATTCATGATTTCGACGGCTCCGGTATTTTCTGTAGCAATAGCGGATACGATGTTGATGATGGTATGTCCATTTCCAATTGTTATATTTACAATTGCGACGCAGGACTCAATATTTTTAGATGGAGTGAATTCCACCGCATAACGGGTTGCACTTTCACAAATTGTTATTATGGTTGTATAAACAACGGCGGAAATAATTTCTTTTCCTGTTGCGGTTTTAACCTTAATACAATTGGTTTCTATCTTGATAACACAGATGGAACTAAAATAAATTCAGGGCATTCCGGCGTTAGCTCATCAACTTTTGCGCATAACACAGAAGTTGGTATCAAGCTGTTAGGCGTATCAAATAGCGGATATTTGTTTAGTAATTGCAACGCATCGGGCGGCATTTACATTGAAAATGTTGGGCGCGTTGAATTTACAGGGTGTAGAATAAACAAAGATTTCAAGCTAACTGTTAACAACGCCGCGCACCTCACATGGTTAGTGCTATTCAACGGTTGTCACTTTATCCACAATAGCGATGCGTCCAGTACAACATTTGATATTAAATCAAACAGCACACGCTTTGTTGGGTGTTTTGATGATGTGGGGAATGTTGTAGACGGAAACTCGTTCCCAGTAACTTAAAAGGACTATTTAAGTCATGGAGGACATCATGGACGATGACGAAAAGAGCCTGTCAGGGCTTTTGACGGAGGACTGAGATGCACGACTTTGATTTCAAGGGCGCGGCTGAAATGCCCCGCCCCTACGACCCCAAAGACTACGGCCTCCCGGTCTGGAAGGACGAAGACCATCTGCCGCCGCAGGAAACTGTGACGGCAGAGGCCGAGGCCACCAGCATGAGCGCTGACGAAGCCAAGCGAAAGCTCTGCCTGTGGGCTGAAGAACAGATTGGCTACCATGAGGGCGACGTCAACAACAACAAATACGCCGACACTCCCGGCTTGTCCGAGATGTACGGTTGGAATCCTCAAAATCAGCCATGGTGCAACATATTCGTCAACGCATGCTTTATCTCCTGCTTCGGTGTCGATGCCGCCTGCGCTATGACGCATCAGCCCATGGGCGCTGGCAGTGCTCTCTGTAAACAGTCAGCACAGTATTACAAAGACGCCGGTGCATGGAGCAATCGCCCCGAAGTCGGCG